TACCGCTAGGTGTTTTCGCATAGTCCTCGCCCGGCGTGGGTGCGTCTAAAATCCAATGACAAGCATTGACCTTAATGTTGGTATACTTTGTCAATTCCACCACCTCCGATAATAGGTTAAACTGGGTGAGGTATCTTCACAGAGCCGCTTTGGTTCACACAACCAGTCATTTACTTGTCGACTGTATCCCTCGTAAAGGATTAAAATGCTTTAGTCTCACGGGTGCTTGCCGCATTCTTTCTCACATGGCATCCTGGAATTTATTGCTTGCGCAGGGCTCCTCTAAGATAGGATGGCAACTCCTATCCCCAGTCCGTAAACTATCTTGGTACCAAGAACTTTCTCACCTTATTCTGCTCACCATAGCCTTCATCAGGAGTCACAATCAAAAGTGCATCTCCTGTCAGACCTACACAAGACTCAAAGTCAATCCGCTGAGTGTAGTCAATTCCGAAGCACTCACAGAATTCTTTCAACGCCCACTTGGCACCATTCTTCTCTTTAGCGTTCATGTCTGGATGAAGCAGACGAATGAAATGATTGAGAGGTTTTGCAAAGTCAGCCTCTGGACACTCGATAATTTCAAGAACAGGCATCATATAGGGAAGTCCATTCTTGTCCATGATCTGAACTTTGTTGTCTTCTCCTGTCTTCCAATCAGTAATCTTAAGTGCGTATTCTCCGCCCTCAGCTGCTGAAGGCTCTATTGCCCCATCCAGATCTTCTCCACTTAAATCTAAAAAACTTTCCATCTTCTTCTCCTTAGTTAAATGTTGTTGGTAGTTGGTTCTTCTAGTTCACTAATTAAAGGTTTGTCGCTATAATCAAGACCGCTCTTCTTCATAATAGCCTTGATATCTGGCGGCTCTATTTTATCAAGCTTTCCACCATGTCCTATACGTGTTCCAACTTGAATGCCATAGGTAGGATTGATCAGAAGCTCTCGAGCTCCAGTACGGTAATCTTTCATCCGCAGATAATAGATCTCACTGAACAATGCAGGTACACGTTCTCTGAGCTTTCCAGTAATCATCAGACCAAGGTCTCCAGTAGTGTTGCCCTCACGATCTTTAGGCTGCTCTGAATGTCCAAGCAAGATGCAGTGGCAGGGCAAAGACAGAAACTTTCTCATGTAGTTCTCTATGAAAGACATCTGCGGTAGCCAGTCATTTTCCTGAGGAGCATCACCAGTGCTTCTTTTCTTACTAGCCTTAGCAGCTCTTCTGATAACCTCATACATTATGATCTGTCCCCAGGTCGTCATACTGTCGATAGCAAAGGTTCCTATATGTCTGAAGAAGTCTTTCTTATAAAGAGTATTAAACTCATCCTCCCACAGACGACAAGCTTTAGGATTAAAAGGATCTTCTTCCTCGAATCTTGTGTCGACCATAACCTGACCACTTTCAATCAGGTCAGCTAAGACCATAGTCCCGTTTGGATCAAAGCTGTGTACGAGAACTGGCTTAGGACATGTTCTGAGCAAAGATGTTTTTCCAACCTTTACAGGCCCGTGAACAAGACAGTTGAATGTCATGTTCCTAGGGTCTTGAGAATACATCTTTCTGAGCTCTTCCGCTCGCTTTTTAATATACAGCAGTGTTGACGTTTTAATCACCTCCTTTCTGAGATCTTCTTTCTATCGCCCATTGACAGCCATTAGAATACTCCATTGTACAGGGAGGCCCTCCACTAATGTCTGAGTTACAGTCACATACAGGACCATCTACTGGATAGTATTCGCATATGTTAACTGTCTGACTGATTGCCTCAGCCTGAAACATAGCACTTTCTAAAACAGATGCACTGATAATACAGTCGACCACTCGATCAATGTCTTTGCTTCCGTAGCCGACAGGAATGCTTAGTATATTATATAGTATAGCTTTTGCTTCTTTTCTCAGTTCCTCAGCTGTTGCATTGGATAAGGTTAGCTTATGTTCTAATGGCATCTTAGCTCCTTTCATGCTTTAAGATCTAATTTTACTTTAGGCTCTTCTGCTAATGGTGACCAGAACTCTCGTTTAAAGCCGATTGGAACTCTGTCTATATGTCTTAAGGGATTGCTCCAGGCCATGCAGAATGGGTGGAAGTCACAGCCGAAGTATTTTGTACAACTTTCTGGATTGGCCTGAAATGCATGAAGTACTTCATCACTATCTGAACATTGGCTGAGAATGTTAAAATTCCACTCAACCATATCTAACCAATGAATAGTATTGTTGAGCCACCAGTTCATATTAGCTGGACTCTTGTAGATAGGTACTTCCAGAAAGTCAAAGTGTCTGAAAGGGTCTTTTGCATCCTTCTTCGGATCGTCCTTGGTCTTCTTAAAGAACGTACCGTCTATTATAACTCCTCCAACTTCATGCTCTGGATACAGACAGTACAGAACGTGACTGTAAGTTCCGGCCTGAATAGCCAAATCCCACTGCATTGCCCAGTTCCATGTGCTGGAGCCTGTCTTGTGCTCACGAGAGATATAACCACGAGGACCTTTTAAGATCGTATCCATTCGGAAGCTCATCATACGCTTCTCATTAAGATTTATCTTTCCACCTATCTCTATCATAGGCTTTCCTTCGTGATAAACAACCTCGAAGTCACGAGCAGTTTCTTGTCTTCTTATTGCATAGGCACAAAGGGCAAGATATGCACGAGCAGGAGTTTTCGGAGTATAGATTTCATCCTCGTCAGCGTCAATATAGTTACGAAAATATGGAAGAAAGCCATCATAGTAGGCATGTTTTACTACTTCTTGATTGAAGCCTTCCAGATGCAAGATTGCCAGTGCTTCGTGCCATGCGCTTCCGAATATTAGATGAATGTTAGGTCTGTCAATTCTCCAGCCTAAGACGTGCTGAAAGAAATATCCTCTCCAGCAAGACATAGCATCTTTTATTTTGCTAGAGTCCTGAATGTCCCATACAGGATTGGTTTCTACTGGATATGGTAGTTCTGAATTAAAATAAGGCATAGGTTATTTAGCTCCTTTATTTAATAATTTTTGCCTTAGGCATGTATTTCTCAGGCCCTCCAACAGAAGTCTTCTTTACTATAATTTTTTTCCTTTTAAGTACCTTAAGCTGAGGCTCATCAAAAGACGCTTGGTCTGGCAAAATACCGTCCTTTCCAACTGGCGGCTGAACTGAAATACGTTCACATCCTTGCTCGTAAGTATGCCTTGCTATAGCTACACCCTGAAATCCGGAAACTGTGTCTTTTACTTTATCTCCTAAATTAATCATTTCTTCCTCCTCTTTTCATGCCAACGATCTAAGACTCTCGAATACTTTCGCTTTAGCCTCTGATATTCCTCCCACTCACATCCGATGTCTTTACAGAATTTCTTTCGCTCCTCTCGAGTTTTCCCGTCAAGGCCTGCGACAAGCGTAAGTTCTGCCTTTTGATCGTTGGACATAGTTAGGTTAACTAGCTGAGTTGTAAGACTCTTTTCTTCTGTCATAGTTATGTCCTACTTAGTTATAAACTTCAGTATGTTATGCGGAACTTCTATTACCTCACCATCTTCTCTTTCCACTGATGCCGCTATATGAGAACCGTCCTCATCTCCAACAGTTCCTATATGTAGAACAGTAACAGTTTCAAGTGCTGCCTCTGATTTTACATAGTTTTTATATAGTAGTGCTTTTCTACCCTTCTTCATTTATGCCCTCCTTTTAGGCACTGGCTATTTCTGATGGGATGGTCTCAAACAGATCCTTTTCCCAGACCTTTTTCTTGCACTCTACGCAGATCAGAATATGCTTCTGTAAGATCTCATTCTGACCAGATGGAGATACGATAAAAGGCAAAAGCCGCAGTTCTAAAGCTCGTATAAAAGCTGAGCTCTTACAATCTGGGCATTCGTGGAGTTTGAGAGTGTTTATATCTATCTCTGGCATTTGCTTAGGGCCTGTTCTGTTGTTATTAGACATCTTTTTCTCCCTCTTCTTTCTTTTCTATCATATCATCTATTATGACTGAGTCTGCTTTAAGCCCTTTTAGAGGTTTGTAAGAAGGTATTTCTATTATACTATGCTTAGACTTAGACTTAGGCTTAGACTTAGACTTTAATTCTCTGATAATCGCTTTCTGAAAAGGGTACATCTTATAGAATAGAAAAAATATCCTTATAAAATCAGAAAGATTTTTAGATCTGTTCATATTCTATTCTCCCATTATGACTCTTTCAATATAGAACTTCTTGTTATCCTGCGTCTTGAATAGAAGCAAGTTAAGCCTGCCGTGCATCTGAGTCAGAATAAAAGCAGCTATCAGATTCAAAGTTGTCAGACCCGATACCAGCAGATAATCATCTGGAGATGAGTATTTCAACAGAGGCTTGAACTTGCGATAGACGCTGCTAGTATTATAACGTCTTACATTCCCCTCAGATAGAAACACCAGGTCTCCAAATTTCAGAGCTGGGCTGAAATCGTGAACAGATTTGTTAGGAATAAATACCTTAGGCATCAGGCTCACCTCTAGATGGCTCAGGCAATACATCTATAACACAAAGGAAGCCTTTGGTATTAAGTTGTCTGTTTATTATACCAAAAGCATTAACTGGATACTGTTCTATTAAAGCTTTTAATGCAATGAAAGTATTCTCATTTTTATCTAATAGAACAACAGACCCAAATATCTTAGAATTTATAGTTTCCATAGTCTAACCTTTCAATGGAACTTCGTCAACAGAACTAGGATCATCACCAAGATCAACCTGAACCAGAACATCTAGAACGCCCTTAAGCTTACGAAGCTTCTTTCCATCTTCCCGCTTCTCTTCCTTCTCTTCATAAGAA